TTAGTGCTTCCCTTCTATTAAGTCTAACCTAGCTTTTATCTTATCCATTTCTCTGCGCTGCCATGCCGCCTCGATATAGAATAAGAGATCAGGTCTGACCCCCCATCTAGATCCTGCTGGCGTTATTTCAACGCGCTCAATGATGTCTTCTATTACCATCACTGGATTATCATCCTCATCAACAATGATGCTCCCGTCATTATCAGTCAGCGGCATTTCCCTTTGGCCAGTAATGACGTCATCATATACTGCGGGATAATCGTCATAGCAAAGAAAGGCATAGCGGCATGTTGTGCTTTCTTCTTCCATGAGTCCGTGAGAAATAAGAACATCACGAAGTTGCTGCGCGATTACACCATGATGTATCCTCGCCCCTTCTTCCCCCTTTATAGCGACAGCGTTCAGCCATTTATAAGCGATATACCTGACGTCACCCCAGGCATCCAGCAATGCTTCGTCAGGAGAGACCGGCTCTGTCTTTAATGTTCCGTCACTGGTAACCACAGGATTGGAGCCAAGATAAACTATCGAGAACCTGTTTCCCGGACCACCAAGAGCATTTACATTATCAAGATAAGGTTTAACATCTCCGTTCTCAAAAAGATGTTCGAGTGCGTTATATACCGCGCGACGTGGAGTACTGCTTCTGGAACCATGCAACGTTATCATTGCACCATCTGCTGAAGACGTTGTTTCACCGCCGCTAACGATTAATCTCTGAGCGGTAACATCATCAGACGGTACTTTCTTCGCAATAATGGCGTAATTACCCTCAAGTTTGACTTCCGCGCGAACTTGTCCTGATGTACCTGCATGGACAGTCAGTGACTGGACGGCAACATCATCTGTGAAATCAACGGGTACAGGAACCGTCCTCACGCCTGACGTCGACATAAAAGTAGGAAGCGTTCTGTTAGGAGTGGCTCCGTAGACAAAATCCCTTGAAACAAATTCTTCCTGTTTAATTTTCACCCTGAAACAATACAAATCAGCCGGGTGACCATCGTGAACATAAGGATATTTTCTGTTGTTATCCCCTATGCTCCATGGGTTTAGAAAGTCTTCCCCACCGAAAATGTAGTACAGCCAGTTGTCTTTGATACAAACTGAACCAACACCAACCGCAGAGTTAACTATTCCGCCCTGATAAATCTGATCAGTAACATTAACCCACTCTACATTATCCAGACTCCACTCATTGACGTTAACTCTGGTCATAAATGTTCTTGGATAGTTTCCTGCATAACGGTTATCAGGTTCTCCTCCTTCCCACTCACCAAATGCGCGCTCACTGCCAAAAATAATCAGCTCATCGCCAACTTTGGCAAAAGGAAGGTTTGAGTGATGAACATTATTTGGGAAGCGAAGAGAATTCCATGATGTACCTAAATCAGAGCTTCTGTGCAATGAACTACCGGGTTGAGTACTTAATGTCCCCCTGGTCGTCAGATACAGAATGCCATCATAATATTTTACACATGGCTCAGATGCATTCGCCTCATATTCTGCAGGTATGCGTCTGCGAACAAAGCTACCAGGAGAACCGAAAGCATCAGAGAAATAGAGTATCCCAAGCTCGCGTGGACCAATATCACCATTATGGTAGCCAACAGCAAAACTGTTATCGCTAATCGTCGCAAAACTGTGAATCTCAGTAACAGGAGTGCTTCCGTCAACAAAAGAAGGAATAGTTCCAAGACTGGTTTTTCTCCATGGTGACGAGTGAAATGATGTACCAAAACTCCAGTATCTACCCTCGTTATTCTGATCCACATCCTGGGTATTTTGCGTCGTAACTGTAAAAGTATTTTTATCAATAACAGTAGTCACCGTCATATTCCCGGTAACACCTGTAACACCAGAGTTTGAGAAGTTGACAAAATCACCAGCAAATAATCCGTGATCAGTAATGCGAATATAAGCGACTTGCTGATTTGCTGCTTTCGTTATACCACCATAAACGCGAAGGCTGCGACTCATTGGGCGATCCCACAACTCTGCAACCTGCAGTTTATTTCCGCTCACGGTCCGCGTCTCAATTACAGCAAAAAGGCGATTTCTGACAACCCCCATACTCATGCAGTGATAGTTAACTGTGGGATAGTTTTCATGTAAATCTGTAAGCCATTCCGGCGTTGTCCAGGTCTTCCCGTCATCTCCTGAGCGAACCCATGCAACATGGAGGTTATTTACACCATGGCGGTCTCCAGCCATAAAAGGCGCATAGATGACATTGTCATATACAAACGTTTTATCCTGCGTCCAGGCGTTGTACCACGGTGTATCTGTAATTTTAAATAACTCTCCCTGGATAAAATCTTCAGAAACATAAAAAAGAGGCTGACCCGGTATTCTCTCAAATAAAAAACGAGCATTTTTAAATCGACTGACATCTGGAAGAGTTGATACTTTAAAAGTAAGCCCTCGCCCATCTATCTTTTCACCACCTGTTGCAACAGAAAGTAATTCTGATAGAGCTGATGTATCATCATGAACACCATCACCAATAGCCCCCCAACCTCTTACATCATAACTGTCTCTCCATCTTGCTATCTGAAGTTTTGGGTATTTATTCGCTCCATCTGGGTCTTCTAATTGCTGCCGTAACTGATCAGGATCATACTTCAGCACATTGGGAAAATAGAACTGCTGCGAACCATACGCATCATATACAGCCATGGAATGGCCTTGCACAGTTACAAACTTGGCAATCTGTCCGTTATATACCGGATATCCGGCAGCGTTAATGATTATTGGTTGCGAAACAGGAACGTGAGAACCGTCTTCGTTCTCCACATAAGCCTGAATCTGGTTTTCAGGATTTACAGGGTCAGTGTCAATTTTACCGATATAAATTTTGCCATTAGCTACTGCTTTAAAAGAACGCGCCATAGTGAAGAGTTGCGAAGGCATGCTTACCACAACATTTGCGGTGATATCTGTCATTTAATTTGCTCCAGATACAAGGAATCGCCGCAGCATGGCTACGGTGAATTTTGGGCATAAAAAAACCCAGCCGAAGCTGGGTCGTTGCGTTGGTTATCTGTCAGTAGTTATGTACTGAAGGAGGTAATTCTTTATTCTTAAGTCTCATCCATGCGGAAAGATTCGTTGGTCCGTCTGGCTCATTAATATCAACATCTCGTGTGTGATTGATTAAAACGTCTCTCGCCATTCCGATAACATACGAGAACTCATGACCGTAGTCGTAGCATCTGCCGGAATAGTTCGATTGAATTTGTTTTAGCGCCGGATACAGTTCGCGGAATAATGCCTGTGAACGGTTGGCATAATCCCATAACCATACAAGGCTGTTTGCTTCTTTTGCAGAAAGCTCGTTGGTTTTCTTCTCTTGTTTGCCGATAAACTCACCTTCAAGCGGAACGCGAGCTGCAAGTGACAGAGCTTCGGTAAACTGCTCCTCGCTGATTTCTTTGTATGAACACCCAAAATGAGATTTCAGTGACGACCACATGGTAATCATTGCCTTCGCCTGTTTTTCTTTTGGCAGAGACTGACCGCGACTCATGACGAGTTGTTTAATGGCTTCCTGCTGTTCAGTGGTAATTTTACTCGGCAACGCCTTTTTAGCTTTGCGTGGGTTAACTACATGACCTTTAGTCCAGTACTCGTAGAGCACATCGTCACACTCTTCCTGATACTGGATTACCTTGTCGCGGATTTCAGGGCGGACTTTGTTTGGCTGAATGCTTGAAAGCCAAGCCGCAAACTTACGAAAGGCAAGGCATATCATTAACTGTTTACCGCCAGCAGAAGGTATTTCGATTTCCGAAATACCTTTGACAAATCTCTGTTTTAATTTAACAAATTGAGCAGCCCAAACCATACCCATGCCTTCTACAACGGGTTTCATAGGAACGTAAGGTTCATTGTTAATGCTGACCAAAAAGAGATTTGTTCCGTGGAATGGAACGTTGATTGTATGTTCTGCAATTGCTACACTCGTCATGTCGTTAATTCCTATGCGTGGTTTTACGATACCGAAGCCCTGACTGTTCCCGCAGTTGGGGCTTCACTGTTTTTGTAAGTCACTGTAGCTATAAAGCCACTGACCACTCATTTTTGATTTGATTGACTCTACTGAATCACGGCAAGGAATGATTCCGCCTGACATCATTCTGATCTCCGTAAATTCACCACTCCTTATCGATTCAATGCCATCAATGTTAACTAAAGATTTACCTCTACCAAGTGCATTCTCATAGCCAATCTCATCAACCTCAATAAACCTCATACCGTTATCCCCTCTCTCTTCAGGCTGTCCAACACTCGCTTGTAAATCTCAGAGTTAACAGATCGCCCGTTCTCTTCCGCCACCTTACGCACCAAATCCAATACTTCTTTAGGCCACCGCAAATTGAACTGCGGCATTTTGCTCATTCCTTTCATATTTACCTCACAATATAGGTCCACTGTGGACCTATTGAGAATATAGTAGAGTGCTTCTATCATGTCAATACACTAACTTGGGGTGATGGCATGGCTAGAAACGATCCGCACTTTAACTTCCGTATGCCTTTGGAAGTAAGAGAAAAATTGAAATTAAGAGCAGAGGCTAACGGAAGGTCAATGAACTCTGAGTTATTACAAATCGTTCAGGATGCTCTCTCAAAGCCATCACCGATTGCAGGCTATCGAGACGAAGCTGAACGCTTGGCTGATCAGCAAGCAGAGCAGTTCAAGGCCGTTGTGTTTGAGACACTTAAAAAGATTTATGGCAAGGATGATAAATAATGCTGCACACAATTCATTTCTTATGCCCCGTTAACACTGCCACTGTTGGGCAACTTCAGAACCACTGTCTCACCGCATTATCTCAAGGCGCAACTGAATTAAATATCCATATATCAAGTCAGGGAGGGGAAACTGCCGCTGGCTTTACTGCGTATAACTTTCTTAAGTCACTCCCTGTTACCGTTAGAACTCACAACATAAGCAATGTTGAATCCATAGCTAATATCGTTTTCCTGGCTGGCTCAGAACGTTTCGCAAACCCATTATCAAGATTCCTGTTACATCCTCTATTATGGTGCTTTGCCTCCCCAGCCGCCGACCATGCCAGATTGAGAGAGTACGGGAAATGCCTCGATAACGATCTTGATCGCTTCGTTGAGACGTTCAATATCGACATCGGAACCCATATTAGGTGGGCATCCCTGATAGCAGACTCGACCATTTTGGATGCTAACAAGGCTCTTGAGCATGGCATAATTAATTCCATAAAAACTGCAAGGCTGGTATCCAATCAGGCAAACTGGTGGGTTGTTTGATGGGTAAATCATGATTACTCCTATGGCCGGAAAGATTCGCATCCTTAAATTTAGTGAGCAAGGATTACCATCACACCTTAACAGCCTCCGCGTCCACGAGTAATTCTGTCGCGGATTTGCTTCCTGCGGTGGTTTAAGCTGGAGAGCTTGGCTTCTGCTTCTGATATTTGCACATCTAGATCTTTAAGCTCAAGATCTGAAAGTCGCTGGTCAAGCAGGGTTTGATTCAACTCAATGTTGTTCAGACGTTCTTCTATGGTCATGGTATTTCCTTAATCTTTAAAGTAGAGAAGATAAAAAAACCCACCTGACGGTGGGTTAATTTTTGCATTTACCTGGGCCATATTGACTACTTATAAAATGAGATCAATATTTAATCGCCCAATAACGGGTATATGTTGAGGTATATCATGGCGAAAAAACCAGGTGAAAACACAGGAAAAAACGGCGGAATATACCAAGAAGTTGGCCCACGCGGCGGTAAGAAAGACAATTTTGCAACCGTCAAGGACAACGAAAGGCTTCCACCAACAACAAAGCCAGGTCATGGCTGGGTATTGGATAAGCGAACTCCAGACAGCAAAAAGTAATACTCAAGCCGGGTCACTCCGGCTTTTTGATATGTCGCTCGCAGAACTCAACAAGCCTGCTCATTAAGTAGCAGTAAGTCTCATTGGCTCTTCCTGGTTCAACATCAACACCGACCCTTGAGCAGATATCGAATGCCATGTGAGCGCACTCATGGGCAATAGTAGATAGTTTGCCATTGAACACGCCTATCACATGCAAAACACCATTCTCGCTGCTCATTGTATGAGACGCTCCGTTGGCGTCCGAGTCATGCACGTCAACGCCAAGTTTTTGATGCAGGCGTTGCCATTCTGGAAAGTCTCTACAAAACACAATTGTACCGCTCTCAAAGAGCGGAACGAGCATCTTTGGTACGTTTCCAATGTTAACTTTTTTCATGGTATCCTGCTCAAAACTAAGGAGGTTGGTGTGAAGCAATTTCTTGCTGCTATGTTCTTATTCATATCTTTTGGGGCTACAGCAGAGTGCTGGGTCGTTGGAGATATGCGCGGAATAAGCTATTCAGAACGAAATAATTTCCATCCGGAAGAAGATGGTTTTAGTGGAACATTCATCATTAAGACAAGCAGTGAAGATGCCAGCATCACATATTCTGGGACAGATGCGGGCGGCATGGCTTACAAAGCATTGTCTAAAAACTCCATCATTGGAATCGGCGCGAATGGCGAAACTCAACGAGTTATCGACTCATGGGTAATACATCCTAATGGAACAGTTTTAATGTCGAAAACCATTTCTGGTTATGGGAATATGGATTCAACCAAAGCTTTTGTTGGAAAAGTAAAAAGAAAATGTTAACGATTGAATCCAATTCCCCATACGTTACTGCTGTGTTGCCTCAGTGGCAAGCAGCGGTCTGATGGCATTTGCAGCGTTACTCAACGCTCTTTCATAGGCTGGTGTTCCTGCTTTGGTGTTTGCCAAACGTAAGAGAGCATTCCTTGCTGCTTTGGACTCATACAAGCGCATCATTGCACCGAAACCAGCCTCAAGCCCCATTGATACGCCAAGAGTCGCAGTTGCGCCAATCGTCCTTATCCTGTTGGCTTGCGATTGCCCCGTCTGAGTTACTACATTTGCGGTGTCTGACCTTGCTGTTTGCTGTAGAACTTCATGAAGAGAATCAAGCTCTTTCATGTGCTTTCCAGAAAAAATAGTGTTGTAAATTTCACCGCCTGACTGAGATTTCAGCTTATTAACTTCAGTGATGAACTTGGCTGGAGAGTCACCGGCCTTTTCCGCTATTTTGCTGACATAAGCTGCACGCATAGCATCTTTCCCTTTATTATCCAATGCGCTCCAGATTCGTTTCACGTCAGATGGTTTTCTGCTTAATACAACGGTATTTATAAGTTCAGGACTGGCTTCACTGCTTGCCTTGTTGAGTTTGTTAGCAATGTTTTTATTAAGCACCTTATTATAAACGTTTGCATAATCGGAATTTGCTTTAAGGTATTTTGCTGCGTCTGATGCACCGAGGTTTTTAGCAACTGCGTTACGAAGGTCTTTTGACATTGCATTCTCTACCATATTGGTAGCTGCTTTTGCCTGGTTGGGGAAGACCATAGCATCTCCCTGAACATTAGATCTAAATGCTGTTCTGTGCTGACGCAAGAGATCAAACGTAACATCCAAATCAGTTGCAGGGTTTGCTAATTCTTCACGTAGGTTACGCAAGGATGTAAGCAGGCTTTGATTGGCAGACGTCCCAAGTCGTTCCTGTCTTGCGATCGCTGTATTCAGAGCATTCATGGTATTTGTGGTATCAACTGCGGCATTACCCATTTTATTGGTGACGTCATTGATAACAGCGCCAGCGGCATCCTTCCGCCCCCTTAACGTGGTGGTAAGAGATTTCACCACATCATCAGGGTTGTACTCACCAAAACGGTCAAAATAATTACTTACCAGCTTACTACGCGTTGCATATTGCTCCGCTCGCTTTGAGCCTGTCCCGAGCAAAGCCCCCTCGGCATCCTGAGTTAGGCCGCGAGTGAAAGCATTTTTCGGCGGGATAACATCAGATGTCATTGGTGTCACGCCCATCGATTCTGATGTGGCAATTTTCTTCGCCACTTCTGGCGCAATATCACCTTTTATAGCCGTTATTCCACGCCCTATTCCCTTTGCTGCTGCGGAAAGAACCCCCTGAGCGGCAAGGTTAACTCCGGCATTTTTAGCTGCATTTTGTGCGAAATCGCCTTTCTGATTTGCGGCCTCTGCCAGTGATCCAATAGCCATGCTTCCTGCCGTTCCAACTCCTGGAACTAAATACCCGCCAATTGTTTCTCCAGCTTGCGCATAAGGGTCTGTTGGTCGATCGACTGGACGATAGACATCGTCCAAAACCTTGGGGCCACCAAGCCCCTGGCTGATTGCATTAATCAGACTTGCGCCGCCCTGCAATACGTCAAATGGTATGTTTACCAGACCACGACCAGCCTGTTCCGCAATTTGCCCTGCACTTTGACCACCAGTGAGCCAATCGCCAGCTTGTTGCATCAATGATGGTTCTTCCCGTGTTGGTGCATTATTGGCCTGATTAACTGTTTGTTGCTGAACAGCCTGACCAGCAAAATACTCATCAATGGCGGTGCCAATATCTTCCGTGCTCGTACCATCAGGAAAGGTAAATGTCTTACCGTTTGCAGTAACTTTCATCATTCCACCGTAAATTGAATGCCTGATTTTGAGGTATATGATCCAACCTGATTCCGTGGTTCTCCTGAAGGTGTCGAATCTTGTGCTGGCGCTGCGTCAGTATTCAATGACATATACCGCTTAACGGCACTCCCCAATGATTCACCTTTTTTAACATCCAACCCCAATATCTGACCGCCATTACGCGATTGTCCAGGGTTGCCATTCGCGCTCATCCACTCGGCTTTAAACTCATTAAACTGCGCGTTTCGTCGCTCAAGGTTTGCCATTGCATCAAGCCATCTTGCGACCGTCTCAGGGTTATCCATGTCAGTTGGCGCACCCTGTCGAACGATCTCAACGTCTTTATCCGTTGCTGGGCCGGGAGGTAGGAATTTAAGAACCTGACTGTTAACAAGGGCATTTTGGCGAATGCGCAAATCACGCAATGTCGTATCGCTTCCGGTAAGTTTTGCGAACATGTTCTGTGCGTTACCGAACAAACCTGTCGTTGGTTTTTCTGCTCTGAACTGTTGAGCAAGCGCACTCATGGAATTGGCTGAGTTTGATGATGCTGTGGCATTGTTTACAGCCGTCTCGATGCCTTTTTCCATGTTTACTGACAGCTTAGGTGCTTCGCTAATCAACTGCTGAGCCTTTTCCTGCGCTTGCTGCATCTTAAACCCAAACTCTTGCTGATCCAGAGCCAAGCGTTGTGCTGCGATATTGTGCCCAGTCATTGCTGACTGATAGGAAAGGTTTTGCCCTCTCGCCTGAAGTGCTTCTCCAGCCTGATTGCTGCGGATTGTCTCTGCCAGTCTGCCTCGGTCAATTTCACGACCAGCCATCTTGTCCTGAACAGCAAACGCCTTTTCTGGTCCAAGCGCACCGAGAGACATAGTAGTCAGCATGTGTGATAGCTGCTCTGGATTCTGGATACCTGTCTGAATCATCCAGTCAGCATTCGCCCCCACGCGATTTAACCTGTCCTTGTTGTCAGTAATGAATTTACTGTAGGCTTCCGGTCCCTGAGAAAGAGCGACGTTAGCTCTCATGGCTAAATCGCCCATATCGTTGCGTTGCTGATCATTAAGACCTGAAAACGCCTGTTGTGCCTGTGCAACAAACGCTGGATTTTCCTGGGCAAACTTAAATAGTCCCGATGGATCACCAGAAGCCCATGCATCAGCATGAACCTTATTGAACGCACTAATCGCTTTCTGTTGCTGTTCCTGATTGTAAATATCAGCAACTCCAGCCAGACCACGTAACGCGGTCAGACCAACGTTATTTGTACCTGAGCGAGCCAGTTCATTGTTTTCGCGGATCAGACCAAGCGTTGCGTTAATGTCGCTTGCCTTTGGCGCATTCTCATTTTGCGTACCGATGCCAGCCAGAAAACCACCAGAATTAATACCCTGTTGCCAAGCAGCCATTGATTACCCCTTAAAACAGCGAACCAAGCAGACCAAGACCAGCACCGATACCAGCACCCCACGGAGTTGATAGCTCGAGAGCACTGGCTATACCACCACCCAAAAGCGCACCGGATGCAGCACCACTAACACCCTGCCGCAATGCTGACGGTCGGTTGGCGTTTGCCGCCGCCAGCGCCGCGCTTTGCTGTGAAATCTGACTCATGTTGTTGGCATATGTTTGCCCGGCGTTTGCCTGTCCCTGAAGAACGCCAAGACCGATATTTGCCAGGTTGTTGTAATTGTTCATTTGTCCAGATAGCCATTGCTGACCAAGCGTTGGTGCGATTGTTGCTAACTGATTACTGGTTGCGGTGGAACCCAATCCACCTGTTGCTTCCGCTGCAGCCAGACTCTGATAGCGAGCCTGACCAGCAAGATCTTTGTACTGCTGAGAGTTGTAATACTGGTTAAGTGCCTGACCTTGCCCTTCCAGAGACGATAAGTTCTCAAGGCTGCCGACATACTTCCCAGCCAGAGGAGTAAACGGCTTCAGGTTGTTCATGATGGTGTTGAACTGCTTATTTTGCAGGTCTGCGGCATACTTCTGAGCTTCTGCGGCATACTTTGCACTTTTATCAGAACTGCCACCTTTCCCGCCTTTTTCAGGGCAATAAGGTTCCTCGCCGCGCAGTTTTCTGCCCAGCTTAAATGCATATAACATGGCTATCTCCCGTGATTCAGGAAGTCGATTAGTTCTTCGCGTGTGGCGCTGTAAAAAGTCACGTCATCCACGCCTTTGAAGTATTTCTTGATGGTTCCTACACGCTTAAGGCCAATAATTGCGCAGTACATCTGCCCGTGGCGGAATTTGCGTGCAGCGAACGATGTGACGCACTGAACGGTGGTGTTAGTCAGAATGTATCGCCAGAACGCCAGCCCGATTTCCTTGCTGAATCCGCGAACCTCTGGCAGGTACATGGCGTGGCAATCGAATGTAAGCGGCTGAATCTCCTGGTAGTAAACAATGCCGCCAAACTGACCGTGCACGTTAACCTCAAAGTAACGGCATTCAGGCTTGTAGTCGTATCCATCACCGTTGTTGCTTCCAGCAATAATGTCAGGGTGATTTCCTACTGCTTCTATCAGGTCGATGTTTCGCGTTGGTTTGAATGTAATCATCAGTCAATCAGCCCATGTAATCTAAGTGCTGTTTCAAGCGCCAGAATACGCTGCCGCGCCTGCTGCAAACCTGTAGCGAGAGCTGCGACTTCGGATTGTGTGTACGTAGTGCCGACAGTGTATGACTGGTTAGCGTTGAATGAGCCAAGAAGTGGCGTACCTGTGGCTGCAGTCCATCCGGTATTTCTTGCTCCAACAACCTGAATTCCATCAACTGAATATGATGTTTTTACATCCAGCGGTGACGCAAGAGACTGCGATTCTGTTACGGTTTTCGATACGTAATCACTCTTAATGCCAGAGACATCGTTTTCTACGTCATCCAGTCTTTTGTCAACAGTGACCAGATGCGCCTGAATATCGATAACCTCATCCAGCAAGTAATCAACATCGCTACGCAGTACGACTATCTTCCCTTCGGCGGTTGTTAACCTGACCTCAAGGAGATTTATCGCTTTTGTGTTTGCGGTGATTCTTGAATCGTGATCTGCCAGTTCGACGTCCTGTTCATCGTTTTTCACCTGAGCATCGTAAGCGCCCTGACCAGCCTGATTTGCCTTCCCGGCAATTGCGCCGACATCAGCCCCCTGATTAATGACATACAGCAGGTAAGACTGGCTGAATATATTGCGTGGAAGGATTGATGTATCGAGCCGCGTCGCCTGCACAATAACAGGGGTGTTGAGATTCGAATCAGCCATTACTCGATCCTTATCTGAGCGCCAGACAGAGTGACAGGTGACTTCGTGATAACGCGCAATTTGAAGCCGACATTTTTCCTGATGCGCCCTACTCGCTTCCACAAAACGCGTTTGTCGTAAACGAACGGTTCATTCTGCTCAATCATCTGCTCACGTCCGTAATTGATGCCGTCAGTGGTTGCAGAGAGGAACAGGCGGTCAGCGTACTGAGCGACACCAGTCGATGATTCAACTTCCAGATCAAAACATCTGGCGTTCTCAGCTTTGAAGAGTGGTGTAAACAACAGGTGTTCTTGCTGTAGCCCATACTGGCTGCTGATATCGAACTGCAATTTGCCGATAACCGATTCCAGCTTATCTCCGCACGTTATCTGATTGCCTTCGTAAATGAAGTCGATAGCGCGGTACACATCGTCATACAAGCCTGTTTTCAGCACACACCATTGCGGACCATTGGCGCTTGAAGATGCGTCGTACACGAGAACATGGCGCGGAAGGTGGATAATCAGCAACTCATGAGCATCAAAGCGCAGAGACTCCATCACGCCATCAGCCAGTTCATCAGCAGTGTAGGAGCGGAGGATTTTCTCAATGCTCGCGCTGGCGATTGGTGACACCTGACCGGAGCCGATGATGTACACAGACGGCGCACCTGTTGCCGGATTGCTGATGAACGCATACGAATCAGCAAACGGCGTTTTGCAGTAGGTTCCGGCGATTCCTTTTTGCACCATCAACGATGGCTGGGCGACATACAAAGCGGCACCAACAGTGGTTGCGCCCGTCAGGGAGAAATATTCAATCGTCGATGAGCCAAAGCAGACGATGAAGTCTCGCCATGTTCCGATGCCGATGATGCCGTCCGGCTGAGATTCTGCGCGATATTGTGCGCTGTAACGGTCAGGATGCGATTCGTCTTCAGGGTCAGTGATAAACCATGAATCAGTGCCGTCTTTTGACCACGCATAACGCCCACGCAAGCGCGTAATGTCGCGGACTGAGCCTAACTCATACTGCGTGAATCCGCTGTCTGTAGGCCAGTTTGAGACGGTTTTAACCGTGCCATCATAGCGGTATTCGACCAGTTGACCATTAACGCCTACCGCCTGTGATGTTCGACCATGCGCCATTGATACGCGACCACTTCCGGCGACGTCACCGACTTCACTTTCTCCTTTGTACAGCTTACCACCACATACGCGATAAACAGCATTCTGCGCCATGTTGTACTCGACGCCCCGCGATACGCCGTTCACATCAGAACGTTTGGCAATGCCCGGGAATGAGCGAAGATATCCGCTGCTGTTGAGTATTTCTTTGGGCGTAGCCAGCATATTCACTGGCAGATAGTCGATATAGTCGGCGTTTCGAAAGTCTTTGCCGACACCTTTCATAAGCGGAAGTTGCTGAATCGGCATTTATTCACCTCACGTACTCGGATCATCTTTCTCGATGTAAAACCGATTCCACGTAAACGCGCTTTTTAACCCCGCCCCGCGAGGCATGTCATTTCGTCGCTCAAGTGGTGGTATTTTGGTTAAAGCGATACAGATTGTTTGATATGCACTGTCAGCAGCGGTAAGGAGAGCGTCTGACGGCTGAATGACGTTATCCATGCACACTTGCACAGCGAGTTTCAAAGCGACGCCATCATTTGCCCATGCAGGGATACCTGAATCATCGTCAGGTAACGGCATGATGCCGTTTTCTGTATCAGCAAACTGATATCCAAGCTCGATACCTTTAGCCTGCCATGCTGCCATCATGTCTTCGAGGTCATTAATGGCATCTTCAATTGCCTGAGGGTCAGCATCTGTCAACGTGGCATTGGAATACAGCCCGGCTTTTCGTAAAGCCTTTAGAACGAGATCACCCTTCGTTTTCGCCATCTTCTTCCGCCTTAGCCACTTTTTGCTTCGTTGCGGTTTCTTCAGGAGTTTTTACCCAGCCTTTTTTCAGGTGAGATTTAACTTCTTCGTCATCAACGATGATGTAATCCAGCGAGTGGGGGCCGCAGGTGATCATCGATCCCGGCTTATAAAGCATGATTTGAGACATTTCGATCTCCAAAAAAAAAGAGGGGCCGAAGCCCCTTGGATTACTGGTTAGCCAGTACCAGGCCGGTGAATTCCGGGACCAGTACGCTTGCGCCAGCCAGCGTGGTGAAGCGAGTCCACGTTTTGCCAGATTTAGCGTCGAACTGGTAAGCCATGATGATGGTCGCACCCTGCTCGGTCCTTGCGGTCATAACCTGCGGACCCTGGCCGGTAGGGAATGCCAACTTGCCATACATCAGCTCAACAGAACCCTCAGCGAAGAAGATGTTGGAAGCCGCAGCCTTCTTGTTGAGGATGGTGATCGCCGCGTTTGCCACCGGATTGGCGGTAACGTTCTGGTAAGGAATAGACGCCTTATCCGCGTTGTCTGGTGGCAGAATTTTCGGGCTGATGGTAACGGTAGTGCCATTTACTGCCAGGACGCGGAATACCTGCGGCTTACCTGTATCCACCTTCTTGATCATGTGGACACTGTTAACGCCTGCGATAGTGAATGCATCGCCGACAGCCAGTACGCCAGCAGTGGATACGGTGATGTCACCCTGGCGGTTATCGGTAGGCGCGCCGTTGGAATCCATCGCGGTAACTTTGTGTTTTACTGCGCCGCCGAGAGTTACAGCGGTAGCTGAACCAGCCTTCATTGCGCCAGCATAATCAACGCGGAAACTGTCGAAGGATGCCACAGGTGGAATCTGAGCTTTCTCATAGGCTGTCAGAGTTGCACCGACCGCATATGCGCGAGAGCCAAGCTCCTTAGCCAGGTCTTTGTAGTTGAACGGGTTGTAGAACGCCTTGCGCTGACCACCCTGAGGCACACCAATGGACAGCATCATTGCATCAACGTCAGCCGATGCGTTCCAGAGTTCTTCGCCGAGAGTGCTACCGGTGGACGCCGATTTAATGGTGACCACGTTGGTGGAGCGAGCGACCACCTCATCGACGATCATGTTATCAACCCACGCCGCCAACTGGCGACCCGCCGCCTTGCCAGCCTGCTCTTTGTGCCACGGATCGCGCATTTCTTTTGCGTCCAGTTCGTAGATGACGTTCTCTGGCTCGCGGAAGCGAGCAGGCACCTGACGCTGAACGAGTGAGTTTGCAGTGGCCGAAGTCAGATCAAGTCCGCTCACGGTTTTCAGGTGGTAGCCCTGAGGGCGATAAACAACGTCGCCAGCGCGCTGCATTTCAATGTCGCCCGGTCGGAACTTGCTGCACTCGCGGGAAACGACATTGGACGCCTCAAAACTATCAATGACGCTCTCAAAGAGGATTTCGAGGTCTTTTGTTAACTGGTTAGACATAGGTATTTAGCTCCGATGGATTATTTTTTAGCTTTGTTCTTCGCCGCCCGGTATTCGGTGTAATCACCGGTGTCGCGCGCTTTTTCGAGAAGTTTGTCGAGGTTATTGATTACTGCGCCGTTGCTCCCCTTAACTGTCGGGGTTGTGGCTGCCGTGGTTTTTGCTTTTGGCATGATTCTGGCCTTCGATTCGATACGTTCCAGCAGACGACCAATTGCTACGGGGTTGGTAGCTTCTGCCAGTTGCTTGCGCAGTTCAGCGTTGCGACCGAGTGCCAGAACAACGATTTCCGGCTTCTCTGACTCAAGAAGGATCATGTCCTGAATGTGAACAGGAACATCTTCGCGTACAGCCTGCTCTGCATCCTGGTAACCAGCCACTTTCAGTGCTTTTACTCTATGCATGTAATTGGCTGCTTTCTGCTGAAGCGTTGCGGTACGCGCCTCTTCCTCTCGTTTCCGCTCTCGTACTTGCTCCTGGTATTTGCCGTTATCCTCTGCCCACTTAGCCATGCGTTGCTGATAGATTTCTTCATCGAAACCGATGTCCTCATCATCCAGTTTTGGCATTCGCGGTGGTTGAGTGATTACCGGCTGCTGCTCGACGGGTTTCTGAGACTGACGCATCAGCTCTTTCAGCTCACGGTCTTTCTCTTTAATCGTCTTGCGCAGGTGTTTTACCAGTCCATGCTCTGCGCCATCTTCGCTGGTTGGCGAATCCAGCTTTTCGTCACCAAAGTAGAATTCCTGTTCTGATTCGTCGTCATCAGTGTCAGTAGCTTCCTCTGCATCATTTCCTGAGGACTCACTGCCATCTGCTGTTTCGACTTCTTCAGCCAGTTCGACATCATCAGGAATCTGCTCTGACGCGTCGGTTTCGATTTCAACTTCTGGTGTGTTTTCTGCCATCTGGTCCATTTGTTACCCCTGTTTACTCGATGTTCAGCCCATCGGAAGGCAATAGGGTGCCAGGCCTCATAAAGACAGCCATTGCACGTTATGGGTTAATTACTGCTGTGGTTGTTGCTGAGTTGATTTTTGCAGGATGCTGCTGATGTCCATGCGCTGCGCATGGCCCTGTGCCTGACTTTTCAGGACAAGCTCTGCATCAGCACGGGCATTGTCTCCTTGCTGTTGCTGGAACTGTCCGAGCAGTTTCAGAGCCTCGCGGATATCAGATTTCTGCTGGCTATCGGCAGATGCGAGGATTTTCACAACATTTGCCGCTGCAACCTGAGCATCAGTCTGTGCCTGGAATGCTTTAACCTGAATGGCTGCCTGTTCGTTCTGCGCTTTCTGCAATTCAGCCTGACCAGCCAGAAGCTGACCTTGCGCTGCAACCATAGCCGGATCTGGCTGACTGGCCTGTTGTTGTTTCGCCTGCTCAACCATTTGCTGTTCTTCAGGCGTTCTCGGCTTGATAACGCCAGACAGAAGCAACTGATTGCGGTTGTATTCTTTCAGGTCGTCCATCCCTTCGCCGTCCATATTGTCGAGAATCATCGACGATACAAGGTCATGCTTCGGCGTTCCTGGCGGGATAAGTGCCAGCATGGAAAGTAACGACTTAACCGTTGCATCACGGCGAGTAGCGAACGACTGACCGACATCGACAGTCACTTCATAGTTACCCTGCGAAAGGTCGTTAAGCGCGATAACCTGCCCTGTCTGACGGTCAACCACTTCACCAGTCATCAGCGCCACGTCATCGCTGTCATCCTCATTAACGATGCGCATTGGCGTATCGCTGCCATAGACTTCACGAGCCATAGAAAGCCACACGACGCCAGCACGGCGCATGGATTTAGCCATGTTGTCCATGTAGATATAGGACTGCGTGTCCATCCGGTTAAAGATGCTATCAACGGTATCGGTAGCGACGTTGCTCGGCATGTTCTCAAGCTGCGACGCACCTGTAATTTGCTGAATAGCCGTTCCGGTGTACTGCAATAGCCCTGCAAGAGCTGGAGGCATTTGTGTCGGAGGTGTCCAGCCAGCAACCTGAGCCTCTGAAATGACCGTTCCGTTTTTGTCCTTCTTGCTGGTCATAGGAAGAACTGCAGGTCTTTTCTTATTCCTCTCTGCCCAGTGGTTCATTAATGGGCCGGGAATGAAATCAACATCCACGATAGGAATGCCATCACCGCCAGCCTGAGTGGCGTTATCTGCAATCATGGAAACCATCAGGTTCTCAAGACGCTGTGCATCCATCGCTTTTGCTGCGTGGCCTTCGATTCGCTCCTGATTATCAACAAATGAACGACGCCCATATACCGGGATGAGAGGAATATGTTCGCCCGGAATACGCTTCGGTTCTTCCAGCCATTCAGCGCCAGACAGAAGACCGCAATAAACTCGGCGTTTCTTCACCGTTCGCTCGCCAATCAGTTCGAATGCACCATCGGTCAGCTCGTCGACAATATCTTTGATTTGCTCTTCATCATAGATTGCCGTTTCTCCGCTGACAGGGTTACGCCATGCTGTGAGCTTCACCTTCTCTATGCGGACTTCGTAGTAGCGTCCAACATAGATGGCGTCAGGCGTTGACCAGTCATACTGAGTACCAGTGTCATCACGAGAAAGGCTTGCCGCGATGGAATCAGGGTATTCAGCCTCGAACGCTTTAGGCGTCATGGAGAACATTTCCATAGCCCACATAGCATCAGAGCGGTCATATTGCTTGCTGTCCTGATCGAAGAAGACGCATGTCGCCGGGTCGTAAACAGGAAGAAGGCTGATGCGTCGCTGCTCGTTACTCGGATCCATTTCATCTTCGTAATCAGCACACATGCGGAAACAACCGAATCCGCCCGTTACAGCATCATCAAATGCGTTATCACACGCTTCGCCACCGGATGTTTCCTGATAATCAGCGCGGAATTTGCCGTTCATCTTTTCGGCTAACGCTTCCGATGCCTTGTCATCCTTCGGCCTGAATTTAACGCTGATGCGATTCTGTCGATACTCGCCAATGATGCGATCACATTCACGGGCAATCTTATTCAGTTCAAAGCGCGGGTAATGCTCAAACCTGCCTTCATCAAATGAGTAACCAGCGTTTGTGCTGCCTTCCCACTGTGCGCCGGACACCCGGACGAAACGTTGAGCCTCAATAATCTGCTCACGCATATCCTGCGTTGCTGACCAGGCATTATCAAAGTTGCACAGCACCTTGCGATGCCAGTCAGTCATCTTTTTTTCTGCCATATCAACCTACACCACAAGGAATTGAGTAACTGGAATAGTCGGGTTGCGCAGCCGACTCCGGACAATGCATACACATCATCAACGCATCAGCCAGGTTAGGAGATGGAATACCGAGCTTCTGCTTCATTTCGACCTTAGTCATAAGCTCCAGCTTCCCGTTGTTATTGAATTTGCGCTGAATCTGCGTCAGTTCTGCAAACAGCTTCTCCAGCATCTTCTCGCCTATCGCTTCTTTGTCGAAACTCAGCATGTCGTCTGGGTCTGCATACTCACCGTGAACAACCGCCCGATATGTCAGATACAGCCTGTCAGCCAGCGCGTAATAGAATTGTGCTCGCTTATTGCGGAACACATCGCCAATAGTGCGAACGTTGTCACCCTGTACGACTTCATCAGCCCATGCTCCGGCCTGATACGGCGCATCTTCATCGAATGGCGATTCACTGCCCTTGAACATCGTGGCGGTGATTTTCTTGCCGGAGAACGCTTCCGTTGTCTGTCTGCGTAGCCCGGCACCAACACCATCACCATCCCACAGGTAATGGTCAGCGCCGTCTTCAATCGCCAGCGAAGTAGCCCAGTCAGCGCCCTCGTTGATGTCCATCAGCAGACCTTCGGCAATACGCTTAACTACCGAACCGTGACGCGATGCATAACCTTTGGCATCCGGCCCTGTATCTGATGGGTCATGCGCAGAAACAACCGCGCCTTTCGCTTTCCATCCGAGTTTCTTGTGCGCATCGGTTGCGGCTTCAAGCCATTCACGTTTGATGATTGCCATATCACTTGCGCTTACTGGCTCACCAAGCCAGATGTGACGATACAGTGTCGGATTTCTGCGTTTGCACTCTTCCATCTCCAGACGGAGAACTTCAGGAAAGTGCGGGTTGTCGGTGTAGTTCACCGTCAGCAGGCAAATATCATCGGGAGGATTTACGACGAATCGCTGATAGGTATCGTCGAGGATGTTCTTTGGGTTAAAGCTCACCCATATTTCGGAAAATGGCTTACGGATGGTTGGTATCAGGATATCCCATGATTCCTTCGTTACCGCTTCCGCTTCTTCCACCCAGCAGATATCAATGCCTTCGAGCGATTTAATCTTCGTCGGGTTGTTTTTGATGCCGTAGAACATGAATTCAGCATTCGTTCCAAGATGACGAATCATGGAACGCTGAATTTCAAACTCAGCCGAATACCCTTCCCGCTCAATGGTATCTTCAAGCAACCGGATTACCGAATCGCTGATACTGTTTTGCAGTTCACGAGCGCAGAGTATGCGCACAGGCTGCCGACGCGCCGCTTCAACAAGCAGCCTCGCAATTGCCCATGATTTACCGCTACCTCGACCGCCTTTGGCAACTTTGTAGCGATGCGCCTCAATGAACGGTTCAAAGATAGGATTAATCGAGGTCATTTTCCGAATAGAGTGCTCATCGGTGATGTTTCAATCTGAATTGCGCCGCCGTCTTTGCCTGTTAGCTCGTGATCAACCTTGTCGCGCCATTTATCCTTCTGTCGGTTCTTAAGCCAGAAAATGGCAGCGGTTGTATCAGGCGGGTAATACTTCTCAAGCGGAGTTTCGACAATTCTGTTTTCAATAACACGAATATCGATATCTGGAGCCACGAAGCCCATAGCGCGTTGATAAAGACGATCACTAACTTCTGCATCAGCGACGGCCTTACCCTTTTTTATGGACTCCGAAAACTCAGGATAATCAAGCTTCCACTTGTTAATAGTTGACTCACTGACTTCGAAGAAATCAGCAAGCTCTGCATCGGTGTAGCCCAGCAAGCACAGTTTGCGTGCCTGTTCGGCGTACGCCTCTTGATACTTTGTTGGGCGCGCCATGTTTATGCTCCGGTAGTGAACAGGTCTAACGCTTCCTTCGATTTACGCACCGCTTCAAATGTGCGGATCGTGATATCCGAATTAGCGCCGCCTGACTGGAAGTGAATTTTGAATAGTTCAAGCTTCAGCTCGTCAGTTCCAATGAATTGAAATGCTTCTTCTGCGGCTGCGTTCTGGTTCATGACCAGTTTGTAAATCTCTAACTGGAATTTCTGTTCTTCAGTCATGGGAATAATCTCTGCCATTGTTGGCTCCGTTTATCCGTTAAAAGGGATATCAGTTAAGTTATCCCGTGTAGGGTATAAGCCATTATCAAAGCCACTCAGTAAGGAATGGCTTTTGTGATGGCAATAAAAAAGGCCGCCTGAGCGACCTGTTAGTTGTTCACAACTTCCATTGAAGGTCCAGCATGTCGAAAAATGATCCGCATTTAGGGGGATTTTCCATTCTTGCCCTCTCTTCGGCCGCTTTGTAATAAGCCATTGGCCTTTTCACACCATCAGCACCAGTGATGTATTCAACGCCTTCCTTCGGATCTTTGTTCACGGAAACCATCACAACCTCTTCCACTTGTTCATCATCGATTCAGCGGATGTCTTTCCATCAGTCCGCCACCACAAAGAATCTTTTTTGCCATAAGGCTGGAGGTTCATCTTTCAGTGGCTGCCAGTGTTATTTCCCCACTTACTGGCTTGGGTTGTTTCGCTGTACTGCCGTTAATTAGTGACCAGAAATTAACTCCGGTTTCATTATCAAGCCCACCCGTAGATAGGCTTTGTAATGCCTACATGGTTAAATGATTTGCCAGTCTTCAGCCATCAGGTCGCCAATGGATGGAACCCATGTAGCAAGGCGGTTCTGTGAGTTTTTCAATACAAGCGTGTCATTGAAAGTTGGCTCGCCAACATATTCGCCAAAGCCATAACCCAACGCAGACGCTAATTTTTCCCCTTTCACGAGATAAACAAACTGGTCTTTCCCATTCCATCCTGCCCGCTGCAAACTTTTGCCCTGTTTTAACGCTTCCATGGCAAGGCCGAAACTTAGCCCTGATACCGGACGATAAGCCTTTTCGAATACTTCTTTTGGACTCCAGCTAACGTAGCCATCAAAGCGATCGGTGTTAGGTTTTCCGCCATCCAGATATTCAACCAGATAGCCTTCGTCCTCGCCGTTTTCTCCGGCAGGAAGCTGCCAGCCACGAAAATCGTTATATGCCTGTCTCGTCATCGGAAAGGCGTTAATCAGCTTTACGCCAATATGCTGGGTCATAAAATTACCTATAGAGTTGGGAATAAAAAGCCCCGCGAATGCGAGGCTAAATCCTGGTATTTGTAATGACTGACTCTTATCTCAACGCAGCCCCTTACCGCGCGCCAGATGCTCAATATCAAGCATCAGCAATGAGATGTTTAATCTGGATTCACTCCAGAAGTGATCACCACCCTGTCTACAGAGCCAGATGTGAAGGATGATGAGTAAAATTATCGCTATCATCGAAGGCATTGCGTCCTGATATATTCCTGAAGCGTTCTCAGTGCTGTTTGGTCGCGGATAATTCCGTCCCGGATACCGAGAACGTTTCGTCCAGCAACTGGAGAGAGTTCGACGGTGGCATCATTGCCCATGCTGGAGGCGCTGGAGGCGCTGGAGGTTTCGGCTGAGGATGGCACAGGGCATTTTCCTTTGACGAGCACCCTGCCACCATTATCAAGCTTCCGCAGAAGAGCATCATTTTCAGCTTTCGCATCAGCTAACTCCTTCGTGTATTTAGCATCGAGTGCATCAGCAGAACGCTGGCGCTGCTGCATGTCAGTAATGGTGGCGGTCGCCTGCTTCAGCTCACTGACTTTTTTATCCCGCTGTTCTTTGTAGGCGATGGCGTTATCACGGTAATGATTGACCGCCCATGACAGACAGACGACGATGCAGATAATCAGAGCGGAGATAATCGCGGTGACTCTGCTCATACCTCAATCTCTCTGACCGTTCCGCCTGCTTCTTTGAATTTTGCAATCAGGCTGTCAGCCTTATGCTCGAACTGACCATAACCAGCGCCAGGCAGTGAAGCCCAGATATTGCTGCAACGGTCGATAGCCTGACGAATATCACCGCGATCAATCATCGGTAAAGCGCCACGCTCTTTAATCTGCTGCAATGCCACTGCGTCCTGGCTTTTGGGAGAGAAGTCTTTCAGGCCAAGTTGCTTGCGGTAGGCATCCCACCAACGTGAAAGAAGCTGGTAACGTCCGGCGGCTGTTGATTTGAGCTTTGGGTTTAGCGTGACAAGTTTGCGAGGGTGATCGGAGTAATCAGTGAATAGCTCTCCTCCTACAATGACGTCATAACCATGATTTCTGGTTTTCTGACGTCCGTTATCAGTTCCCTCTGACCACGCCAGCATATCGAGGAACGCCTTACGTTGATTATTGATTTCCACCATCTTCTACTCCGGCTTTTTTAGCAGCGAAGCGTTTGATAAGCGAACCAATCGAGTCAGTACCGATGTAGCCGATGAACACGCTCGTTATATAAGCGAGATTGCTACTTAGTCCGGCGAAGTCGAGAAGGTCACGAATGAACCAGGCGATAATGGCGCACATCGTTGCGTCGATTACTGTTTTTGTAAACGCACCGCCATTATATCTGCCGCGAAGGTACGCCATTGCAAACGCAAGGATTGCCCCGATGCCTTGTTCCTTTGCCGCGAGAATGGCGGCTAACAGGTCATGTTTTTCTGGCATCTTCATGTCTTACCCCCAATAAGGGGATTTGCTCTATTTAATTAGGAATAAGGTCGGTTACTGATAGAACAAATCCAGGCTACTGTGTTTAGTAATCAGATTTGTTCGTGACCGATATGCACGGGCAAAACGGCATGAGGTTGTTAGCGCAGCCTCTTGCCACCCGCTTTCACGAAGCCAGCCATTGCGCTGGTTTTCATTTATGCAAAGCACACCGCACCGTAGCCACAGCGGATAAGGTGATTATTTTTGTCTGTCTGGTATTTGGTTTGATGTGCTTTCAGAAATGTCGTGCTTAAAACGCAAAAAGCCCCGAGCTATTAACTCAGGGCTTTATTTAACGAGTTCATTTATCCATCGTTGAGTCAAATTTACCCAACTTTATTCAAAAAGTCAATATTATGCCATTAATATGTTGCCATCCGTGGCAATCATGCTGCTAACGTGTGACCGCATTCAAAATGTTGTCTGCGATTGACTCTTCTTTGTGGCATTGCACCACCAGAGCGTCATACAGCGGCTTAACAGTGCGTGACCAGGTGGGTTGAGTAAGGTTTGGGATTAGCATCGTTACAGCGCGATATGCGGCGCTTGCTGGCATTCTTGAATAGCCGACACCTTTGCATCTTCCGCACTCTTTCTCAACAACTCTCCCCCACTGCTCTGTTTTGGCTATATCAACCGCACGGCCTGTACCGTGGCAATCTCTGCATCTTGCGCCCGGCGTCGCGGCACTACGGCAATAATCCGCATAAGCGAATGTTGCGAGCACTTGCAGTACCTTTGCCTTAGTATTTCCTTCAAGCTTTGCCACGCCACGGTATTTCCCCGATACCTTGTGTGCAAATTGCATCAGATAGTTGATAGCCTTTTGTTTGTCGTTCTGGCTGAGTTCATGCTTACCACAGAATGCAGCCATTCCGAATCCGGCTTGTGATTGCGCCATCCCCATAGCAGCCATCACATCAGTACCGGAAAGAGAGTCAGAAGCCGTAGCCCGTGGTGAGTCGCTCATCATCGGGCTTTTTGGCGAATGAAATTTAGCTACGCTTTCGAGTCTCATGCGCCTTCTCCCTGTACCTGAATCAATGTGAGATTTCCGCAGAACACTGCGCCGGTATCGATATACATCTGGTTGGCAAACTTGAGTGGTTTCACTGCTGGCGTATGACCAAAGATGAACGTGTCCGCGCCTTTGATTTCTTTCACGATCCCGTCTTGTGAGTTGCTGATTCGTTCGCGGTTCCAGATTACCTGCTGATGATCAACTGGCTTTCCAAACTCGTATTCGTCACAAGGATAATCGGCGTGGCAGATGACATATTTTTTATCTTTGCTCACCAGTTCGATGATTAACGGAAGTTCATCTGCTTTATGGGCAAGAGCTTTAGCCAGAATTTCTTTGTCGTAATCGAGATTAAAGAACCAGCCACCGCCATTAAGCATCCAGTGATTGACGTTTCCACGCTCTGATAAGCCATCAATCATCATGTGCTCATGGTTTCCACGTACAGCTCTGAACCAGGGGAATGTTATTAATTCCAGGCATTCAACGTTCTCTGCACCACGATCAACCAAATCGCCAACCGAGATAAGCAGGTCTTTTTTGGTGTCGAATCCAATCGTATCCAGTTTGTTCATCAGGTTCGTGTAGCATCCGTGCAGGTCGCCAGCTACCCAAATATTTCGGTATTTGCTGCCATCAATTCTTTCGTAGATATTCATGCTGCCTCACTTCTGCTGTTTCGCAGATTTTTAAGTTTCTGCTGATACTCCGCCTTGATGGCCCTGCACTCTTCGACAGTCCAGCGATGGCGGTTATGGTTTAATTCGATTTCGTCTACTGCTTCCTGCCCGATGCGATTAATCAGTTCGACGCGATACGGAACGAGATTTCCGCTTTTGTGCTGGTTGCACACCACGCATTGCTTGTGAATATTGCGTTCATCAAATCGGAGTTGAGGTGCCGCAGCAGTTGTCCGGTAATGCCCGGCATCCCACTGAGCAGACGTGAGCGTTCCGCACGAGATACATGGTAAGTCGCGGTCTCTTTCTCTGATGAAGGCGTTTACGGCTTGTTGGGCTTGTTTAATCCAGTAACTGCGGGGCTTTAAGGCGAGTTTTCGAATCTTAAGTTTATCTTTCTGTTTCTGCTCCTCTCGTCGTCGTTTCTTCTCTACTTCCTTTTCCGCTTTTTCGCGTTCTTTGCTTCGTCGTTCGAGTGCTATCTTGGTTCCACACTCTGGAGAGCACCACCACTGATTGGCGAATGCAGGGTGAAACCATTCCCGACATTCATCGTTTTTACATCGTCTTCGCGCTGGTTTAGCCATCGTCTTCTTCCTCGTACATTGAGCTATTCGGATCGCTCATCAGTTCTGCACAGCAGAGCTCACACACGTGAACTTCCAGCACATGCAGCTTCTGACCGCAGTTAGCGCACGTTAAAGCTCGCTCGACGCTTTCTTGTTCGTAACTTCGATTTTGGTCAATCACCTTGTTTTCCTCGCACGATGTCTTAGCCACCGGATATCCCACAGGTGAGCCGTGTAATTGAAGGTTTTAACGTCAGATTCTTTTGGGATTGGCCTGGGTTTATTTCTGGAACGTTTCGTTGGAAGGTAATTGCAGTTTTCACAGATTATGTCGGTGAAACTTCGTCGCTGTCGCCTCATGCCGCCCTCCCTGTTCGTTGTGACCATTCATACTCTCGCCGGGAGTCATCACTCCACCGCACGTTGCGCTCTGAGCCGAACCAGAACATGATTTCGATAAGCTCAGTCATGCTGGCCTTTCGCATTTTGCTGGTACGCACGCCAAGCATAACAACGCCACCGTCGATACCAGGCGCACTTCGTTGCTCCAGTTTTTTGGTCTTAAGCCACAGGGCAGTGAACAGATCTTTCCAGTCCTCCGGCGCAAGTCTCTCTCCATGCCAGAGCACCTGACGCGATACGTCCTGCAATAACGCCCACATAAGGCGGTTTTGAGGATTGCTCCGCTTTGGTTCTTTAATGTGGACTTCGTGAGGTGACTTGTCGTCGATCGGAAGTGAGAGTATTGCGTCTATGGCGTTGTTTCTGATTGCTTCGTTGCGAAGCATGTATATTGGCTTCATCGTTACCTCAACTAACAAAACGCCACGCCATTTTTGCTACAGCGACAGGCATAACACCGATAATCACCCAGACAAATGCAGCGCCAAACAACGTATACCATGGGTCTTTACCGTCATTCACAAGACGAATGTAGCTATGCAGAACAATAAAAAACGTCAGAAGAATCCATCCAACGCCAACGCATTTGAGTGCGACGAGCATAAACTCAGCCACGATTTACTCTCCCCCAAATAAAAAGGCCTGCGATTACCAGCAGGCCTGTTACAAGCTCAGTGATGTAGATGGTCATTTAATACTCCGTCACGTTTTCCTGTCGCCACGCCTCGTCATATTCCGATTTCGGCATATTGGCGATGTAGCTATATGGCGATCCTGATTCAAGTTGCAGGAACTGGTGCGATTGCTCGTCAAGGAACAACGGGACACCACCTTCCCAACCTTCGCCGTTACGTTGTTTTTCAAGCATCAAAACAGATGCCGGAGATGCCAGTAGCTGTTCGTCCTTCTCTGACATCTTTTCACCACTCTGAACTCTCTGTAACGCTCTCTCGCGAGCCTTGTTACGCCAGATGATGAAAAGGTTGTCTGTCAGGTCTGTTATCGCTCCAGAGCCTTTTACGTCCATTTTCCCGGTTGGTTTTTCTTCGCTGTCTCCTTTTCGCGAGTGAGTAACGAGAATGACGTGGGAGTTTGTTTTGTTTTTGAAGTCGCAAATCGAGTCAACAAACGCCTTCTGCCCGTTATAGTCATCGTCGCCTATGCCACATTTCATCAGGCTGTCGATGATGAATAACTGGATCCCGTATCGGCGGCGAGCGTAGTCGAATATTTCGATCAGCCTGTCGGCTTTCGCCGTTCCGGTCAGGCCAAACACCCAAAGTCTTTCGTCATAAAATTTAAATGCAGAGTCAATTTCCAGCACTGGCGGCATCTTGCAGCACGTCGCCTGACGGGTAAGGCGCTTAAGGAGAATACCAGGCTTCAGCTCAAGTGACGCGATGCACGTCTTCACACCCTGACGCATTGCCTCAAGTGCCATATGCCCGACAACCTCCGTTTTTCCGTGACCGTTCACACCATTGACCAGCGTCAACTCTGCCTCACGGAACTGGAATTTATCTGCCAGAGATTCCCACGGTGGATTAAACAGATATTGCTGCTTGCCGTAGAAAGCGTTGATAGTGTCCTGGTAAAACTCTCGCGCGCTGTAGAGTTCTTCAGGATCGAAGTAGGATGCCGTGCCGATGTACTGCCAGATTTCATCCTCGGTAACACCGTTCATCAGGCATTCGTTGATGTCTTTGTACGGCAGAGTAACAAGACGGCAACGATGTTCACCGAGTCGGCTTGCGATTTCCCTTGCGGCTTCACGACCAACATCATCAACGTCCATCGAGATGAATATTTCCTCAAACCTGTCGAGGTTGTGATACTCAAACTCAATCCACTGTTGCTTAGCGCCTTTCCCGCCACCAAACGGCACGGATAACGCCGAGATGCCGTATTGCGCATAGCTCATACAATCAATTTCGCCTTCGCAAAGCACAACCGCCCTCACGCCAGCGTCCAGAGCCTGCCATCCGAACAGGCAAGGTTCGCAATCACCTTCTGCCATAATGACTTTCTTCCCGTCCGGGCGCTCAGTGCTGATTCGCTTGACCTGCAACAACTCACCATCGCGTTTGTACGGAATCACCAGAGCATCCAGTTCCCGCTCTCCATTCCACACCTTGCCGCTGACAACCTCGTAGCGCTTTACGATTTCTGGCGATATGCCACGCGATTGCAGGTACTCAAGATGGGATTCTGTTCTGGTAACGTAGCGGGCGATTTTCTTGCGATCAGGTCTGGAGAATTTCTTCTCACGTTTGGCATCGAAATGGTGATCGTCATCCTTGATTCCGAGAAAGGCTTTCGCTTCCTGCATAGCCTGATGCAGGTTAATTCCACGACATGCCATCCACAAATCAAGCATGTCACCGCCGTCTCCCTCAGCGAAATCAGCCCATTTTTTCTTGCCGCTAAGGTTGACCTTAAGGCTGTTTCCCTTGTCACCGTTGACGTTACCGGCAACCCACTCATGCCCCTCTTTCTTGCCGTTTGGCAACAGGTGCGGAGCCACCCTGTCAACCTGCGCCCAAAGCAGGTCGCTAAGTTCACTTGGCGTCATGATTCCCTCAGATTGAGATTTTTAAACCAGAAATCGACAAACGAAATACTTAACCAGCCGTGGTTATAACCAGCGACCAGTAGCGATTTGATTTTTGATTTCATGGTTCACCTGTCGAAAAACACGTAGCCAGTTTTCGATACGGTGATTGCGGATGATGGTTTGGATTGTGGTTGAATAGTTTCTGGCTTCTCGTCGTTCCAGCGTTGACCGTTCAGGTAGCTCGATGGTAACAACCTGTCGAATCCGAACTGCTTACCATTCCTGCATGCGATGTCTTCTGCCAGCATCGTGGCAAACTCGCTTGCCGTACCCCTGGTAGTTTTACGCCATTCCCTGAACTGTGTTCTGAATGCCGAAGCTGCGTTTTTCTTCCCGGCTTTCCGCATGCCTGCACACCAGAATATTTCCTCGAATGCCTTGTCGGTTTCTTCGTGACGGTCATGTGATTTTTCACACTCCGTCCGAACACTTTCGGACATAGTGTTTTTATTATTTCTTTTTTCTTTTGTAATAGTTTCTTTTGTGTGTCCCTGTTTTGGTGACAGCGCTGTCACCGTTTTGGTGACACTTTTTGTCACCAATGCAGTGACATTATCACCAGAGTAGTGACACCCTTCGATTTGCCATTCCTCGATGTTCTTGTTAGGCCCGATTTGCTGGCCTTCGCGAAGGATAACCTTCATCGCGATAAGCTCATTCTTGGCCTTGTTTACCTTCTGTCTTGGCAGCCTGGTAATTTGAGCTAACTGACTATCAGAGATGCGATCCATATTTTTACCGTAGCCGTATGTTTTACGGCATATGGCGTGGGCAACCTTGCTCTGATTTTTCGTTAAATCTGCGCCGATAAGCTCTTCATACAGGGCATTTGCAAGACGGGTATAACCATCTTCAACTTCTGCCACACGACGCTCCACAGGCCGTTGTGAAGGCCTTAAATGTGTTACGGTTGCAAGATTACTCATGACCTTTCTCCTTCTGCATCAGCTTCACTTTTTCCAACTCAGCCCGGAATCGACCAGGCTGCTTGAAGCTGGACAGGAAGCGATCACGTAGTATGTGTTTGTGAATTTTGTCCTGGTAAGGACTGAGTTGTTTTGTCATAATTACTCCTGTGGATTGATCCAGTAATTCCCTCAGAATTGCATATCAATTTGCTTAAAATCCTCGGTGGCAGCCGGGGATTTTTTCTTTGTGATTTCATCAAGCGCATACTTAAAAGCCCTGCTAATCGGACTGATGTCTGATGCCATTCCGAAAGCACACAAGACCGAAGCAATAAATCTCCAGTCCGTTCTGCTTATCTTCGATTCATGACAGCCAATCATCTTTGCCAGACCGCGCTGGGTAAGTGTTGACAGGTTGATGAGTAAATCTGTTTCTGCGCGATCAACGTCGCGCTGTGATAGTTTGCTGTAACTTGTTTGTTCCATTTCTTAAGATTTCCAATAGTGAATAGTTAGTTGAAAGGTATGCGTGGAAACGCATATGGCCTTGGTTGGTAAGATATTCTGGGATTCGCTTTTCAGCGACGTAGGACGAATGTCCGTTGTTACAAAGAGCGGGGTTACTTATGCTGCTGATGCTCTACGCGATACGAACACCAGATTTTCCTTTTTCACAGGTTTATAACCCGTGAAATTACGAGTGGCTTCTTCGATTGCATTCGCTTTATCTGGGGAAGCTCTTCGAAACCCATATGCAATCTGATCAAGATAGCCAACTGAAGTATTCGCTAATGCGGCGAGTCGCTTCCATTCCTCACTAGAAGCCTCTTTTCGCCAGCGTAGTAGTTCATTACTCATTAGTGCCTCCGTTTATCACACAGAGCAACTTTACCATTTTGATAAATAAACTGCAATGGAGATTTATCAAAATGCGTATTTATCCATTTGCTAAATAGAGGGAGAATCGTGGGATGGAAAACAAAGATATTCGCAAATCGAATCTGGCGTTTTTGCTAGATGAGCATAAAAAAATCGCGGGTAACACTAATGCAAGCTTTGCCGATAAGCTTGGAGTTAGCCCTTCTCAACTCACGCAAGTCTCCGGTGAAAAAAGCACTCGAAACATAGGGGATAAACTAGCAAGAAAATTCGAAGCCGCACTTGGGTTACCTAATGGGTGGCTTGATTTGGTACATGATGTAACACCAATTGCATCATGCTCAGATTCTTTAACTTTTGTCGGTCAGGTAAGAAAAGGGTTAGTGCGCGTGGTTGGTGAGGCAATTCTTGGTGTTGATGGTGCCATCGAGATGACCGAAGAGCGCGATGGGTGGCTCAAAATTTATAGCGATGATCCAGATGCCTTTGGCCTTCGTGTGAAAGGAGACAGCATGTGGCCCAGAATAAAATCAGGAGAATATGTACTCATTGAGCCTAACACCAAAGTATTCCCGGGTGATGAGGTGTTTGTCAGAACCGTTGAAGGACACAACATGATTAAGGTTCTTGGCTATGACAGAGATGGAGAATACCAATTTACAAGCATCAACCAAGACCACAGGCCTATAACGTTGCCTTATCATCAAGTAGCAAAGGTGGAGTATGTAGCTGGTATTCTGAAGCAATCTCGCCATCTGGATGACATCGAGGCAAGGGAGTGGCTGAAAAGTTCGTGACTTCATCGTCACATAGCTGGTAACCAGTGGCCTGAAGAGACGTTTGGGTGAGGAGGATAGATGGCGTTCACTGACCTTGAATATCAAGCGGTCAAAAAAGAAGTTCACCAATTCATTGAAAGCATAAGGCCGCCTGAACATATCCGCAATGAACTGGATATTGTTTATAGCATCAATGACCAAACGATAGATATCGGCGAACAGCGCCCCGTGTGGCAGGGCAACCCAGGTGAAACAAACATCCTGCCATCAGCAAGAATCAAGTACATACGTTCTCTGGATAGATGGAAAATCTATTGGATGCGGAAGGATATGAAATGGCATCAGTACAGTACTGAACTTTCGCTGACTGATGCGCTTGAGCTTGTGCGTGCTGACCCGGATTGCTGCTTCTTCGGATGAGTGAAGAGACATTTTGGTGATGGATGGTCGCAGAAGTGCGGCCTTTAATGTAATCGAAGAAAAGTAATCCTTGTAAAACTTGATTTGACTGTATTGTCACAAAGAAAGGAATCAACGATCGTTTCTTGGGTCTTGATTTGTTTTGACGATCAAATTAGTATTGCCTCATCAACTGTATGAGGCTTTTTTATGCAAACCAAAAGCTACACCATCAAAGCATTTCAGGACTTCTTACAGATGCTTCCTGAGCTTGGTATCGTCAATGATGCTACAGCCCGCAATCTCCGTGACTCTTCCCTGCGCCTTCTTACTGTTCTTGGGTCGGATTTCACCGATGCCGATATCCGTGATTATAGCGTTGCCAACTTAGCAAGTTCGTACGCAGACTCAGCAGAAAGCAAACCCTCTGAATCATCTTTGCAGGCATACAAAAGCCGGATGCAAAGTGCTATTGATAAATTTATCTCCTACCAGAATGGTGAGATTAATGTGTCAGTTGGTGATGTAAATAAAAAAAAGGAGCGTAAAAAGATGGCACCTAAGAAGAAGGCGGTAGCTGACGTACAGGTTGGTGTAAAAACATTTGAACTGCCGATTCCATTGCGCGGAGATCTTATCGTCACCATTGGCAACCTGCCTCGCGACCTGACAAAAGATGAAGCCAAGCGTATCAGTCTGATTGTGGAATCTTTTGCGATGATTGATGGCGGAACAAAAGAATAAAGCCCCGAGGGAACGGGGCTTTTTGGGTCGGAAATATATCCAGTATTTCCGAAGTGTATGGAGGATTACCTACCGCTACACCCTTGGCAACCGCAAGCCAAGGATAGCGGTTCTCCCAACAAACTACAACCTGTTCGGGTAAACAGGCTGTATACAAAAACAGGAGAAAAGCTATGGCTCACGATGTTAATCGCGATGACTTCATCTACGAACACGACAAGCCGGTTTATGTGCGCAGTTACTGCCGCATACGTTTCGGTGAGCTCGAACATGTTCGTCAGCACTTCCGCTCTTATCCGAGCTGCTGAAAATAACTAAATCTCAAACCCGGCTTCCGCGCCGGGTTTTATTTGCCTCTCGATCCCCCACCTAATAACACCATAACCAATTGTATTTGTTGAAAAATAAACAGATACAACTCACTAAAACGCGCAATTCTGATCCCCCTCAAGTCTCTTTATTCCTTCTGATAAATTCCTGCAATCAAATAAAAAACCATAATAATCAACAGGATATTTGAAAACTAAAACAATTTATCATTTTGCTATTGCCATTAATTTATCATTTCGATAAAGTTAACTCATCAGCAGGACGCTGGAAGCCAAACGGAACAGACTGGCAGGCTCTTTAAACAACGTCGAACTCTCGACTACGTGGCTGAAAAGCCAGATCACCCAACCACATGAGCTGTGGGATGCAATGCCGAAGCAACCGTCTCAGGAGGAGCTTCGAGATTGCATCGCCAAAGTTTATTCGGGAGGAATCTATGTCCAGAAAAACAGAATTTAAAGGCACCGCAGCTTCTCGCCGTAGAGCTCGTCGCGCAAATCTGCAAAGTCAGGAGTCGATTAGCTCCGACAAGCTACACAGGCCAACCCCTTCACGAGTGGTCTTGCAATGCAAGCGCAAACCAGCAATGAGAGCAGAAGTTATAACTCTGACAATGTTGACCAGAAAATATGAAGGTTCAACTTGTCTTCCGAACGTAGCTCTTTACGCAGCAGGATACCGGAAATCAAAACAACTGACGGCGAGATGACTTGTGTTGGTCGCCAGAAAATGAAATTAGGCAGCAAACCACTTATTTGAGGTGAGATATGGAAGAAGAATTTGAAGAGTTCGAAGAGCATCCGCAGGATGTAATGGAACAGTACCAGGACTATCCGTATGACTACGACTATTGATAAGAATCAATGGTGTGGACAATTCAAGCGATGCAATGGATGCAAGCTGCAATCGGAATGCATGGTTAAGCCTGAAGAAATGTTTCCTGTAATGGAAGATGGGAAATATGTCGATAAATGGGCAATACGAACGACGGCAATGATTGCCAGAGAACTTGGTAAACAGAACAACAAGGCTGCCTGATGGTGGCCTTTATTTTTGGCATAAACAACAGAGGCGAAGACGTTGACAGTTGGAAAGTCATATTCAACTAAAAACGGAAAAACATTTAGTTGTGAAAAAGATATTGGAGAAATAGACACTATCTTTCCATTTGGTGGGTGGGTATACAATTCTGATGGAAGCAAAGACAGATTTGCATATTACACCAGAGGAGGTGCGTATAAACTAACCAAATCAGAATATGATTTAATTATTTAGCACAGAGAAGCACTGTGTATTCATTCCAACGAGTGAATACACGGAGCAATGTCGCTCGTAACTAAACAGGAGCCGACTTGTTCTGATTATTGGAAATCTTCTTTGCCCTCCAGTGTGAGGGCTTTTTTATATGCATACCAATAACGCTTCACTCGAGGCGTTTTTCGTTATGTATAAATAAGGAGCACACCATGCAATATGCCATTGCAGGGTGGCCTGTTGCTGGCTGCCCTTCCGAATCTTTACTTGAACGAATCACCCGTAAATTACGTGACGGATGGAAACGCCTTATCGACATACTTAATCAGCCAGGAGTCCCCAAAAATGGATAAAACACTTATGGCTATCCAGACTAAATTCACTATCGCCGCTTTTATTGGCGATGAAAAGATGTTTCGTGAGGCCGTCGAAGCCTACAGAAAATGGAGGTCAAAATGATTCCGGTAGAACTGGCGAAAACTCCAGAGTTAAGTCGATTAAAAAGAGAATATCACATTGCTGAGGCTCGTTACTGGCGTAAAGCGGGAGATAAATCAAAGAAACAACTTTGCTTATGGCAGGCACAAAGAGAGCGCATGAATGAGCGTGAGTTTCTTTCCTCCCCATCCGAATTACCATTCTGAGGCAAATTATGGGAACTGCGACATTAATACTCGGTGAATCTGGCACCGGAAAATCAACCAGCATGAGAAATATCAATCCAGAGGAAGCAATACTTATAAAACCAATAGGCAAGCCGCTTCCATTTAAATCAAAAGACTGGCTGGCATGGGATGCCAGAGCAAAAAAAGGAACCGTAGTTACCACTGACAAATGGGACGTAATAGTTGCCGTAATTAAGCGTGCTCACGAATACGGGAAAAGAATCGTTATTGTTGATGACTTCCAGTATGTGATGAGCAATGAGTTTATGCTCCGCTCAGAAGAAAAATCGTTTGATAAATTTACTGAGATAGGCCGCCACGCATGGGAGGTGATTAAGGCTGCACAGGATGCACCTGATGACCTGAGAGTCTATTTTCTTGCACACACCGAAGAAACCCCTATGGGGCGTGTGAAAATGAAGACTATCGGCAAAATGCTGGACGAGAAAATCACTGTCGAAGGCATGTTTACTATAGTTCTTCGCACCCTTACCCGCGATGACCAGTTCTTTTTCACCACGAAAAACAACGGTGCAGACACTGTAAAATCCCCAATGGGAATGTTTGATTCTAATGAGATTGATAACGATCTCTCTTTCGTCGATGCCACTGTTTGTGATTACTACGGCATCAATAATGTTCATCAAATTAAGGAAAACGCCGCATGAGCAACGTGATTTTTACTTATAACGAAGAAGCAGCACTGACCGCAGGGCAAGGTGGTTTTATTAACGAAACTGGTGCTCATATCATTACCATTACTGAAGCAGAACTAAAGCAATCAGAAAAAGGAGCCAAATTTATTGAGTTTTCTGGCGAATCTGACGACGGACGTAAAATCCAATATCTTAGCGTCTGTGTTCAGAAAAATGACGGAACGGAAAACAAATTTGGCGCAAATGTCGTTCACGCCATGATGGGGTGTGCCGGGATTGGACAATTAACGCAACATATGGTTTCCGCCAGTAAATTTGTTGCTCCTGAGTTTCATGGAAAGAAAATCGGGTTAGTGCTCCAGAAAGTATTAACCACAAACAAAAAGACTGGCGCAGACAGCTACCAGATGGAAATACGCATCCCGTTTATTGCACAAACAGGTCAAACCCTTAAAGAAAAGGCGGAAGGCAAGCAACCAGAAACTATCGCCAACATGGTTGCCAGCCTCAAAGATAAAGACAATCGCTCTAAAAACGTAAGCCATAATCATGCAGATGATTATGGTTACAGCCAGAACGATTACCCTCCTTTCTGATTATTGAAAATAAGGCTCCCATTATGCCAGCGCCTCTGTATGGTGCGGATGACCCGCGCAATTGCTCCGGTAGCTCCAAGGCGGAGGTGCTGGAAAATATCAAAAACAATTTCGACGCGTTTCTTGCTCTGACACCAGAAACAAAAGCAGAACGGATGTACCGACGCGATATACAACTCGCGCTAAAACAGGAGAAGGACCGAACAAACGAAACAGCAATGAGACCGTTGCGAAAAGCGACAATAGACAAATTCCCTGAATATATCGACCCGCGCCTGCGTAATTACCGCTCACGCTATGGCGCTATCAGTAATGACTGAGGAATTTACCATGAGAGGACTTGCATACAATCCCGGCATTCTTCCGGCAGAAATGATTATTCGCCAACGCGTAAAGCCAATGCCATCGAGAGAGGAATTGCTTAAGAGAAATTCTTTTCCGTCAGTGAATCAAAACAAATATCTGAATGCGATGTGGCGCAAAGGAGGCAACCAGTGAGCAACATTAACTATCAGGTACTGCGTGAGGCGGCAGAGAAAGCAACTAAAGGAAGCTACATCGTAGGGCATACATCTGTTAACCAGCACGGCAATTTAACAGGAGTTTTTGTTTGTCAAAAATGGAAAGGAGAACCCGGTGGCGTGATTGCGGAATGTCATGTTAACTGCCTGATTGAATCAGATGCTCAGGCTTATGCAAACGCTGAATTCATAGCAGAGGCTAACCCGGCTACCGTGCTGGCACTGCTGGATGAACGGGAAAGAAACCAGCAATACATCAAACGCCGCGACCAGGAGAACGAGGATATTGCGCTAACGGTAGGGAAGCTGCGCGTTGAGCTTGAAGGCAAAGACAGCAAAATAGCCAATCTTACCGCCGAACGCGATGCTCTTCGTGAAGGTGAGATGGGCGACGCTAGGCATAGCAACACACGGGCCGCAGCTGATATCTACTTCCAACTGGTCGAGGAGTGCGAAATTCCTGCTGGCGGATCTCTGGTCGAGTACGTTGACGATATGCGCGAGAAGCTGGAAGCCGCAGAGAAGCGCATTGCAGAGTTAGAAAGTGGTTCTCAGGCACAAAAGTTAGTTGAAGCAATCATTGTTGCGATAGAAAACGAACAGGAAAGGCTTTTTGATGAAGATTACCTAATGGATTCGAAAGAATGCATTGACGTAATTCGTGAAGAAGTAAAGCGATGGAATGATTCCCGTGCCGCTGGCATTCGCATCAAAGGAGAGTGAGATGATTCACTATCACGGTGGGCCTATTACTCCTGATACGTGCGCCATGAGAGCATGGAAAGGGCGACATGCGTTTATCAGTTTTGCGCATTCAGGCCAGATCAATCTCGCTGCTGAATACTGTCAGTCGTTCGCACTGGACAACGGTGCATTCACCGCCTGGAAAGCAGCTGGCAAAAACAAAATCGACTGGAGCGATTACTACGAGTTTGTTGCTCGCTGGAAGAATCACCCAGGATTCGATTTTGCCATTATCCCTGATGTTATTGATGGCGGAGAGGAAGAAAATGATGCGCTTCTGAATGAGTGGCCTCACGGAAAACTAGCTGGCGTTCCAGTGTGGCACATGAATGAAAGTGACGAGCGATTTATTCATTTGTGCAATGAGTTTCCGCGAGTGGCTATCGGTAGTTGTGGCGACTATGACGTAAAGCGCCCAACTCTTGCGGTAGCCAGAATGAAAGACCTGATTCGTCACATTGTTGATGAGTATGGTCAGCCGGTTGCGAAACTACATGGATTGCGCATGTTAAATCCGCAGATATTCACAAAATTACCCTTAGCCAGCGCAGATAGTACGAACGTCGCTCGAAACATCGGTATTGATAAAGCCTGGTCTGGGGCTTATGCACCTGCAAGTAAAGAGACACGAGCAGCATTAATGGTAGAACGGATTGAGGCACACAATAGCCCTGGTTCTCTTGCGTATTGTGAACAACGCGACCGATTTGAAATGCAATTGCAACTAGCAGTTTAAGGATTAACAAATGACCACTATAACCAAAGAGCGACTGCTGACAATCAAGCAGTGGCGCGAAACATACGGACCTGGTAGCAACGTTGTACTGCCAGCAGAAGAAGCGGAAGAACTGGCACGAATTGCTCTGGCATCGCTGGAAGCAGATCCAGTTAAACGAGTTAACTCAGATCAGATGCGCCGAGTCTGCTTAGAAGCTAATCGCCATTTAGATAAATATGACGCGATGGCGAAAGAGGTAAATAAGTTGCTTGGACGCATCGCCCCGCCAGCGCCGATAGCGTTAGAGGCCATTGAAAACGCAATTGAATACATTCGTAGTATCGCTTTTCACATCGATGAAGACGATTACCACGGCAAACATATTGCGTATTTCATGCGACAAGCATTGGCCTGGCTGGAAGGGCATTCATGCAGCGACGACAGACTGGGTAAAGCCGACAATCAACCAGTACGCGGCAACCAGGCTGCCGAATCCAATCGCGGTAATGAGTGGGCCGGCAATCCTGATATTGATAACGCAATCATCATGCTCGACCGCATAGATACGGCAGAAAGTTACGATGATGACCGTATTGAGGCTGTTAAGGCTGTTTTGCGTAGACTGGCAGGCAACTCTCCGGTAACTCCGGATGGTTGGATAAGCTGTAGTGAGCGAATGCCTGAAATCAGACAAACAGTTATTGGATGGAATGGATATGCAGTTAGACAATGCGTATATACAAGAAATGAATATGCCAAGACACAGAAAGGCAGAGAGCCAAGGTTTGAAATCTTAACTGGTATATGGCATGGAGTAACCAACTGGATGCCGCTACCGGAACCGCCGCAGGAGGTTAACCGTGGCTAACCTGCAACTTGCCGTCAAAGGTGAATACTTCGCAGATAGTTTTCCCCAAATATGGGGAAAATCCCGAATGGCGCGGCTTACAGCAGGATAAAGGCTACATGATTTGACAAATCCGCCAGAGCTATCGCATACTGACCGCACTACAACGTCAGCGGTCAACCGCACCCGATAGCTTTGCGGCTTTTTTATGCCTGTTTACAGGTATCGCCATATCTATGGCGGGTCGAGAGAGCCTAATAGAACACCCTTTCGGGAAATAAGCTCCGCCGTCTGACGCGGTAGTTGAAGCCCGCCACCCCACTAAGGTGGCAGTCAATACTAAAACGTCAGGAGTCATGATTATGGCTATTCAACTCATCCCCGTATTCAACGGCACTATCGCCAACGAAACCACTCTTCTCGTTAATGCTCGCGATTTACATACTTTTCTTGGGGTAGGTAAACGCTTTGCATCGTGGATTACAGAACGCATTGCTGAATATGGTTTCGTTGAAAATCAGGACTATATTTTGGTTTCCCCAAATCGGGAAATCAAAGGTCGAGGAGGCGATCGCCGTAGCAAAGACTATCACCTCACCCTCGATACGGCCAAAGAAACTGCGATGGTCGAGCGCAACGAAAAAGGCCGCCAGATACGCCGATACTTCATCGAGTGCGAAAAGAAACTTCGCAGCATGCAACCAGCGCAGCAATTCACAGACGAGGAAATCATCCTCCTCTGCTACATGCAGGTACAGATGGAGAATGCACAGGACATCTGCAAACGCCTGTACCCGATAATGAAGGAACTTAACTCATCATACGCGAGTAAGCTGTATGACATTGCGTTTGAAACCTTCTATGCGGTGACGAAAAACAGAGATGTACTGCTCAGGGAGGCGACACGACTTGACCAGGCAAGCGCCGTTTTCGAACGGGCAAGACCAATGTTGAAAAGCCTTCGGGCGAGACAATTCGAATTTTAATCATCAAAGGAGCTTCGGCTCCTTTTTTGTTGGAGAAAAATCAACCACTACTCGTTCCCTTGCGAGTAATTGCGGAGACTTTGCGATGTACTTGACACTTCAGGAGTGGAACGCTCGCCAGCGACGCCCAAGAAGCCTTGAAACAGTTCGTCGATGGGTGCGCGAATGCAGGATATTCCCTCCTCCGGTTAAGGATGGAAGAGAGTATCTGTTCCACGAATCAGCGGTAAAGGTTGACTTAAATCGACCAGTAACAGGTAGCCTTTTGAAGAGGATCAGAAATGGGAAGAAGGCGAAGTCATGAGCGCCGGGATTTACCCCCTAACCTTTATATAAGAAACAATGGATATTACTGCTACAGGGACCCAAGGACGGGTAAAGAGTTTGGATTAGGCCGAGACAGGCGAATCGCAATCACTGAAGCTATACAGGCCAACATTGAGTTGCTATCCGAGAGCAGGCGTGAGTCACTGATCGACAGGATTAAAGGCGCTGACGCAATCACTCTTCATACGTGGCTTGACCGATATGAAACAATCCTCAGCGAGAGGGGTATCAGGCCGAAAACTCTACTCGACTACGCCAGCAAAATCAGGGCGATCCGAAGAAAATTGCCGGACAAACCGCTCACTGACATATCAACGAAAGAAGTGGCAGCAATGCTAAACACCTACGTGGCAGAAGGTAAAGCAGCTTCCGCAAAATTAATCAGGTCAACCCTTGTTGACGTTTTTCGTGAGGCAATAGCCGAGGGACATGTGGAAACGAATCCGGTAACAGCAACCCGCACAGCAAAGTCAGAAGTAAGGCGCTCAAGGCTGACAGCTAATGAATATGTCGAAATTTACCATGCAGCCGAACCCCTCCCAACCTGGCTGAGGCTGGCAATGGATTTGGCTGTCGTTACAGGGCAGAGAGTGGGCGATTTATGCAGAATGAAATGGTCAGACATAAACGACAACCATCTTCACATTGAACAGAGTAAAACAGGGGCTAAACTCGCCATTCCGCTAATGCTAACGATTGACGCGCTCAATATCTCATTGGCTGATACACTACAGAAATGCAGGGAGGCCAGCAGCAGTGAAACTATAATCGCATCAAAGCATCACGATCCGCTTTCCCCGAAAACAGTATCAAAGTATTTTACAAAGGCGAGAAATGCATCTGGACTCTCATTTGATGGAAACCCGCCAACATTCCATGAACTGCGTAGCCTGTCAGCAAGGCTATACCGGAACCAGATTGGCGATAAGTTTGCTCAACGTCTTCTCGGGCATAAATCAGATTCAATGGCGGCGCGGTATAGGGACAGCCGTGGACGGGAATGGGACAAAATTGAAATCGACAAATGA